ATTCTTTTAAACCTTCCATTAATCTTTGTACTATAATAACAGGAAATTGTCCTATACCACAACAAGGATCCAACCATTTTAAATCTGGATTGTTCCATACCTCTATTGGCAACTGATTTAATATTTTTCGAACGGTATCAAAAGGCGTGGAAACTCCACCATTTTTTTTCTTTTCTGTCACACTTCTATTTTTTTTATTTTTAAACATAATTTATTATTATTTTTTCTTTTTATTTTCTAAATAATCTTGTTTCTTCTTTTGGTATTATTCTTCCTATTTCTTTTGAAATATCTGTTAAAATTGGAATGCCTACATATTCAAATGTATCATTCATTCTTTCTATTAACTTTGTATTTTTTAATTTTAAATCTTCACATAACCAATCTTTTTTAATTTTGTATAAAATTTCTTCATCTAATTTTTTCTTTTCTAAATTCATATTATTTGATTATTTTTTAGTATTTTTAATTATATATTTAAGTTAAAAAATGGTTTTTTGCCACTTTTTATTATTTCCTATATGGCTGTAAGGGAAATAATTTCAAATTATTTTTTTAAAAATCAAATTTGTCGTCCCATCCATCCCATTCTGATTTTATATTAGAATCTTGTGATATTTTCATTTCTTTTTTTAAATTTCTTTTCACTTCTTCATTTCTTTTTATTTCGACATTTTCAGTTTCGATTGCTTGTTGGTCTGCTTCTGTTAAATCCCATGTTTTCAATATATAAGTCCTGTAATATTCAGGAACTTCGTAAATTTCTTTTCCTTTATATTTTCCTCTGTTTAATAATCCTTCTTGATTAAAAATAGTATATTTTTTAGTAGAGGTATGCGTGTTTTTTTCATTATCATAATCAAATGGCTGTGGAATATCTCCGTTAAATAAATCATTCATAATTGTGTATATTGTTTTTTATTTTTAATTATTTGTTGAAATAAATGAATATTCATCTATTTTTGATTTTGGTTTCATATTTACATAAATTTTTGATTGTCCATTTATCTTCTTTCTTTTCGATTTGAAATTTAGTTTTCTAACTATCTTTCCTAATACGCTTTCTTTGGTTTTTATATTTTTATATTTATACATCCAATCAACCAATTGTGCGTATGTGTAATTATATTCATCTGTTTTTTCAAAGTAATTTTCGATTATACTTTCATTCATAGATTTGTCAGAATTTTCTTCACTTAATTTTGAAATTCTTTTTATAGTTTCACTTTCACCATATTCCCATCCTGTTTGTCCATCTAACCATATTTTATATAAATATCCCCAAACCTTCTCGAAATCGATACTTTCTAATGATAATACATCTTTTATTGTAAGACAGATAAATCTAACATTTCCAGTTAAATCTGAATATACGGTGTCGTCATTTGTCGCTGAAATAAATGAAGCTATTCTAGTTGATCTTTGGTTATCTTCTATGAATTTTGGTACCCAGTTCACTATACTATTTCCAGTTATGTTTTTAATTGTTTCAATCTCTTTTTTTGTTCCAGCTGATATTTCGTCATCAAATATAAAAGCATTTTGTACCAATTGTCTTTTATCATCATCATTGTTTGTCCAGGAAAAAGAAGTACCTAATAAATCTTTTCTATTAAAGGGACTTAAAAAATCATTTATGCTAGTTGTCTTTCTAGTGTTTTGATCTCCTATTAAAACAAAAATAAATTTATTCATTCTTTCTAATTCTTTCTTAATTTTAGTTTTTACTTTGATTCTATCACTATATTTTTTATTTGATAATAAATGACCGTCGATTGATGATAAAGACCAAAGTTTTATCATATCTTCAATATCTTTATAAGTATATTTACTATCTGAAACTTTATGAACACTTTCTATGAATTTATCAAATTCTTCTTTACTCTCTTTTTTTAACATATCTTCATATAATTGGTGTAATGTATCAATCTCTTTTACATAATGAAGATTATTTTTCACATTTCTGAAAGTGTCGCTTCGTAAGTTTCCATTTATCTCTCCGTCCATTTCATATTCTAAAGTGAAACAAACTTCACCCCAATCTTTTAAATACCAATTTTCTTTTGGATAATTTACGAAAACTCTCCTGGTTCTAATATCTTTTAAAATTTCTATTTCTTTGTCTATCATAATAGATATTAAATCTGAATTTTTATAAGATAACCACTCTTTGTAAAGATTATTATCTGAAAAATTAAACCCCTTTTTATAAGCTTCGATAGTATATTTCTTTAAATTTAATGATCTATGCGAATCAAAATTTTCTTTTTGATTAATAAATCTTTTTTCTATTTCATATTCATCAAAACTAGAAACAGAAGAATCAAAATCATAATCTACATCCAATAATGTAAATTCTTTAATATAATGAATACACAATTCATCACAATTTTTATGGTCTTTGAAAAATTTATTCAAAGCCCAACAAAACTTTATCCATTCTGAAAATACTCCACTTTTTTTCTTCTCTAAATTGAAAATGTGCTTTTTATTCTCTTTACACCACTTCAATAACTCTTCTAATGCTGGTTCTTTTCCGCTCTCTTTTAATTGTTGTAATTTTCTAATCTCTTTATACTTCTTTATTTTAGCAGTTTCTTTTATAACAAACCTTTCAGAATATATTCCTTCTCTTTTATAATATAACTCTTCGATTTTGAAAAATTTTTTTATCTGGTCTTTTGTTTTGTCAGCCCAATTTAAATATGGAAGAAATGTCAATCTATTGAAATCTTTACAAGCAGGGTCAATTTTAATTTTCAATTTATCTTCATAATATTGTTGTATAGTTGGGAAAACTACTGTGCTATGCCATTCTTTTGTTTCATTTTTCATTTTATCTGTTGATAATGAAGGAAATACTTTATTATAATCCATAAAAGAAACTATAACCTTTATTCCATTCATCGAAGGTGATAAAAATTGAAATAGTGTATGTTTATCTTCTTTTAATCTATTCCAAACTTCATTAAATTCTTCTTTATTATCTAAATGATCTACATCAATAACCATAAAATTTGAATATAAATCAATATGTGATATTTTATTATTCTTTAATTTTTTAGGACTTAAAATTTCATTCTTTGATAAAGGAATAAATGAAGCTGAAAATGTGGCTGCTTTTAACCTACTTTTCAATTCTCTCTTTTTATTTTCATCTGTTCCGTTATGAATTAAATATTGAATGTATCTTAAATGATTCTCTGCGTTTTCAGAATCCGTAAATAATGATTCTATTATTTCTTCTATCGTTTGTGTTTCTTTCGAAGTATCAAAAGCATTTTTATATAATGATACTTTGTGTTTTCTAAATTCGTCAATTTTTATTTTTTTATTCATCGTCGTTTTCATTGTTTTTTTCGTTGTTTTTTAAATACGGTAATCTTTCGATTCTTTGTAATGTTTCAATAGCTTCGTTAAATTCGTTTATAGGATATACAATTAAATTTAGAAATTTATGTCCTTCTAATCCTATTGTTTTTAACATTCTTCTTAATCTAATTTTGTCAATTCCGTTTTCATCGCAAAATTCCTTCTGTACTACGAAATAATCATTCTTAATACAAACTACATTAATTTTTAGTTGTTTTTTCATGTGTTTTTGATTTTTTTTTTTTTGAAATTTTTACATTTTATTATTTGAAAGTTTGTTTTTTTTTTTTTATTAAAATGCAATAAAATGTAAAAAAATATATTTTCTATTGTTTATTTTTATATATATAATTAAAAAAGTAAAAAAAAGTCAAAAATCGGTTAAAAACTTTCATTTCATTTGTGTTTATTGAATAAAAAAAATTTAAAATAATTTTGGGGTCGTGGTGGTGCTTAGCACTTTTTTTTTCCTAGGCACCTCTAAAAGTCAATAATTTCTAAGGAGGGGTTTAGGTGTCTAGCAAAAGTATACTTTTAAGTTTACGGAGAGAAAGTATACAATATTTAATAGTAAACATTAAAAAATATATTTTATAGGTATACAGGTACACAACTTCAATTTTTCGAGACACCTAAGCCCCTAAACACTGAAATACTTTATTATAAAAGGAGATAAAGTGGTGCCTAGGAACTTTTTTTTGGTGCCTTGGTGTCGTGCAAAGTAAAATTTTAAAAAAAAAACATAACAATAACAATAGAAATGAACGATTGATAAAAAAAATTTACTAAGCACCATACACAAAACTTCAATAATAAGTGAGTATATCACACAAACTACAACATAAAATAAGTAAGGTAAAAAACACAATGATATAGAAAATGTAAAACTTTCTGATATTAATTTTATATATATAATACTATATTCGACAAAGAATATTATAAATCAAAAAATTTATGATTTTAATCGTAAGATTGAGATTATAAGGGATTTGATCAAAAAAGGAGATTATAGTATGCTAAAAAATTATTTAGAACTTATAAACGATTATTTAAAACCAAGTACAACTGAAAAGAAAATGATGGCTGAAGTTTTTACACCTTTGGATGGAAAAGGTGGCGTAAGAGAACAATTGGCTTTATTAGATAAAGATTTTTGGAAAAATAAATATGCTAAAGTATTGGATTGTTCAACTGGTATAGGAAATTATCCAATAGTTTTAATAGAAAATTTCATGGAAGGTTTAAAAGATGAAATTATAGATGAAGGCGAAAGATTAAAGTGGATATTAGAGGAAATTTTATATATGGTTGAATTACAACCTAAAAATGTGTTTATTTTACTTATGTTATTAGATCCTAATGACGAATATAAATTAAATATTCACAAAGGAGATTTTTTACAATTCGATCCTGTTAAAGAATTTGGTATAAAAGAATTTGATTTAGTCTGTTCTAATCCACCTTATCAAAGTAGTGATGGCGCAGGAGGAAAAGGAAGTTCGGCAGGAGCATTATATAATTCTTTTGTCGAAAGATCTATAGAAATATCCAAAAAAGTAATAATGATTACTCCTAGTAGATGGTTCATTGGAGGAAAAGGCTTAGATAAATTTAGAAAGATGATGTTAGGTAGAAATGATATAAAATATATTAATCATTTTAAAGGAAATGGTAGTGATATATTCGGGAAAGGAGTTGATATAAAAGGCGGAGTATCATATTTCTTAATTGATAAAGAATACGACGGAATTTTAAATCTAAACAATAAACCTATAGACAAATCTAAATTAGATATTTTATTAAACGATCCATTACATTATGATATAATAGACAAAATAAAAAAAAGACACAAAGGAAAATATTTTAATTCTATCGTACATAGCAGGAATTTTTATGGTAAAATTATAAACGGTTCTAAATCTCTTCAAAATGGCAAACATTGCGTAGATGAAAAATTGGATGAAAATTATTTAAAATGTTATGTATCAAAAGCAGAAGGATTTGAAAAATGGATACATAAAGATTATATAAAAAATGATTATGATAATTATAAAATATTAACGACGAAAGGAACAAACGTAGGAAAAATGGGAAATACTTTTATATCAAAACCAGGAGAAGTTTGTACTGAAACATATTTGGTTATAGACTGTTTAAATGCCGAAGATGCTAATAACAAATTAAAATATATAAATACAAATCTCTTTAAATATTTATTTTCAATAATAAATAATACACAAAATGCCAGCAAAGAAACTTTTAGACTGATACCAATTTTAGATATAAGTGCTGACGAAGAAATATATGAATATTTTAATTTTAATATAACGGAGATTTATTTTATAGAAAATTATTTTTATATATAAGAATAAATTAACTAAAAATAAATTTCTCACATTTTTTTAAAACAAAGAGCAAAATATTTTATATATAGAATTGTAGTTTAATTGGTGTTTCGTTTTTAATTAATCTGCGTTAATTTACATTTTTACTAATTATTTTTAGCACCTCGTTGGTTTAATGACTGATGAGGTGTTTTTTCGTTTACAATATTTTATATATAGTGCAAAATATAAAATATAAAAAAATGTGATAAATTGACTTTTAGGGGTATAAAAATTTTATATATAAAAATAAAATCTAAGAGTAAATGAAATCAAATATCGAATTAACCTTTAGTAAATTACTATCTTTCCTTATGTTATTGTCTGCTACAGCAATAACAATAATCTTAAAAGACCCTACACCATACGCAATCACTATACCCATAGTAGGGGCAATCATTTCAAATAAACAATTTCAAGACAGAAAGAATAAAGAATGTAAAAAAATAACAAAATAAAAATGAAAGATTGTATTAGTAAATATGAGAATATAAGAAAGAATAAGAATGATATAACCGCTTACGAATATATTAAAAATCGTTTGTGGTTATTATATTTTTCTTTTAAAAAGGACGATTTTATTTTAAATACTCCGTCTATCGAAGTTTCGTTAGAGATCTTTGAAAAATGGTGTATTAGAAAGCCATTTAATGAAATAACACCAGACGAAATATATAATTACTTTAAACCAAAAGACAATACTTTTGAAAAGATAGAAAAAAGAGAAATTACTGGTATAGATAAACCACTTTCAATAGTTTCTAATGAAATAGAAAAGGTTTCAAAAGAGATACGAAACATTAACAGTAAATACGAACCGAATAAAGGTTCTATTGTGGTATATATAAATGGCAAACCAAAACTTACAATATCAAAGCATTATATACCTTATGTAAAGAAATCGATATGGAATTACGAAAACCCTTTATATCCTGTATATGACCCAAAAAAATTAAATGATTATAGAATAAAATAAAAAATAACAAAATAAAATGGCTACTATAAAAATAAGAGAATACGTTAATAAACATAATATCAATGTTTTAGAGTATATCGATAAAGAAAAATGGTTATACTACACTAAACTCTTTTATACTACTCAAAAAGGCGAGTACAAAGAAAGAGAGTTTTTAGGAAGCATTAATACAGACGACATTACAAAACAAAAATTATCAACTTATGGAAATAGTAAAAAAAGATGATTTACAAATACTATACCCAGAGATAGTCTATTTCATAACTAACCCCTATACGTTAGAAAAAGTCCATAAATGGGAAGAGAATAAATTACATAAACCATTGGAGTTAAGAGGTTTCCAGAATACTTATGATGGTTCGTTATGGCAAATAATATATAAACCCTATTTTGTAGAAAGTATGAATTATGGTGGTATATTCTTATTTCAGCAATTAGACTTTATCGATGACTTATTACCAATAGATAAACATAAAAAGTATTATAAAGGAGACTTGTTTCATAAATATGCAGCATTGTTAAATCTACCTTGCTACATATATTCAACTTATGGTAAAAAATTCAAATACTATTTATTAGAGGACAATCTAAATGTTATAATAAGAAGTTTATACAAATATGAAAAACAAAATACTCTTACTACTGACAAAGATTGGGAAGTATTCAAAAATCAATACGACATTAAATATGACAGATAAAGAATCTACAGATAAACCGAAAAGACGAGGAAGACCAAAAGGCTCCAAGAATAAAGTTAAGAAAGGAATGGAGAAAGTAGAAGCATTCAGTTTAGTTACTAAACATACTATTGATAAATTTTTCGACCTTTATAAAACAGGACTATACGATGTTCATACTTTGTGTTATAGGCTATCTATTGACCCTGATAAATTTGCACGTTTAATAGAAACAAGCGAAGAATTGAACAATCGTATGAAAGAGGCTATCAATGTAGCCAGAGATAAGAGTAAAGAAAAATTAGTAGATAAAGCACTAATAGCACTACACCAACAGATAGAAGGAACAGAAGTTTTGGTAGAAAGAGATTATAGAGTTAGAAACGGAAATAAAGAATTGGTTGGTATAAGAGAGAAGTTAAAAGGCACTAATTATAATGCTGTTAAGGACGTATTAGAAAGTTTTACTGATGTATTTGGTAGTAATTTAAACCCAGAAAAGATAACACAATTGTTTATGGCTTTTAATAAATTCGCAATAAACTCATATAACTTAGACCCAGAACAAGTCAATAAAATAATAGACGTTCAAGAGGGTTTTATAAACGAAATATATCTAAACAATGGAGGAAAAAGAATATAGACATAGTTATTATAAAGAACTTATAAATGAGGATGTTAAGAAATCAAAAAAAGTTTTCAATTCTGAATGGAATAGTCAAAGAGAGTGGCTTAAAGAAGTTAGTAAGAAAAGACTATTTGAATCGGGTCAAGACGCAGAATTAAGGAAAGAAAAAGCCTTAAAAGATTATCAATATTTTGTAGAAACGTATATGCGACATAATTGTGAGAGAGACGGTAAGTTAGTGAAAATGAACTACATACACAAGAATATGGCTCAAAGATTTACAGAAGCAAAACAAACACATAGTTGGTATGGGTTGTTCGTATGGGCAAGAGGACTAGCAAAAACAACAAATACAGCCCATATATTATTATGGGAAATGATAAGAGGTAATTTAGATAACGTCGTGTATGTATCTAAAAGTATGAAGACGACAAGAGAAATGATTATGAATATCAGGACAGAATTAGAAAATAATGAATTACTAATACATGATTTCGGTCCCTTTAGAGAAAGAGGAATAGAATGGTCAGAGGACACATATTACATAAAGAAATATGACACATGGTTTAACGCCTTGTCACCAGGTTTATCACCAAGGGGGACAAAGAAAGGTAGTAAGAGGATAACAGAATTAGTATTAGATGATGTTGATACTAATGAAAGGTGTTTAAATGACGACCGTATGAAGAAATTATATGAGTGGTTCAATGATGAATTAGTTCCAGCAGTATCACAGGACGGTTACAGAGTTTTGTTTATTGGTAACAGGTTCCACGACAAGCAGCTATTAAGTTATTATGAAACTAAGCCTATCGATTACAAAGAACAAGTCAATATTTACGACGAAAACGAAATACCATCATGGCCAGAGTATTGGACAAAAGAAAGTATAGAGAGAGCAAGAGAAATGGCAGGTCCCATTTCTTTTCAAAGAGAAATGTTAAATAAACCTATAATAGAAGGCGCCGTATTCAGAAACGACTGGATACAATTCAAACATATTAATATAAGAGAAATGGAGAGAATATGTATGTATATTGACCCTGCTTGGACAAGTAATAAAAAGAGTGATTTTAAAGCGGCTGTTATATTAGGAGTTAAGGCAGGTAAATTTTATGTTTTAGACGTATTTGTAAGACGTAGTAAAATGTCAGACCTTGTTGATTGGGTATTTGATAAATATAGAGAAATATATAGATTAGGAAAAGATTGTCCAATTTATTTTGAATCGGTCATGAACCAGAATATTTTAGCAGATGAGTTTTATAAAAGAGAGAAACAGACAAATATAAGAATACCATTCATTTTAGATAAATCCGTTAAAGGAGAGAAATATACTAGAATAGAAACATTATCTGTATATTGGGAACGCTTACTATTTTGGGTAGACGAAAAGTTAAGAGGATCAACCGATTGGAGAGAAGCAGAAAGTCAGTTATTAGCATTTAATAAAGGTTCAAAAGCAAACGACGATTTCCCTGATGCTTTACAATCAGCTTTCAGTAAAGTCAATAATAGTGGCGTACGGACAAAAGTACAGACTTATGATATGGGTTTTAATAAATATGATAATTACTAATTTCAAAGAAAGAAATTTTTATATATAGTAAATAAAAAATAATCACAATTATGCTAAAGTTTTTAAAACCGAGTGATTTTCAAATGAAAATAAAAGACAATGTGTTTGCCGATATATTGGACGCCGACGAAACAGGAGTAGGACCTGAAAACGAAAAACTACAATTAGCAGAGAGACAAGCCATTGAGATGATGGACTCTTATATCGGTAATGTATATGATATGGAGTTTATGTTATCACGAAAAGACGAAGAGAGAAACATTGTTATTATAGATATATTAACAACTTTGGTAGTTTATTTACTATTCCAAAGAACTACAATTGATATAATACCTGAACAAAGACTTACAGATTATGAGAATAAGATACAAACAATCAAAGATTTAAGAGACGGTAAGATTAATATAAAGTCACCTAAGAAAAATATAAATTATGACAACAGGTTACAAAATTTATATTCAAATAACATAAATACAATAAACGATTGGGACTACTAAAATATAATAACTAAATATGAATTTATTAGGATTTAACATAAGTAAGTTAAACAGAACTACTGAAGATAACACAAAGAAAACTAAGGAGTTAAAAAACGCTATAGCCGCCGAATATCATTATAGAGTTAAAAAAACTCTAAAAGATTGGGATATGGCTATGTATCAGGCAAAACATCCTGAAAAAGGAATGAGAGATTACTCTTATTTACAATTCATATACGACCAGATGATGGACGACGGAACCATTTCAGGAGCAATAGAAAATAGAATTAGATCATCAATACAATCATCTTTTAATGTATATAGAGGCGACGACATAACAGACGAATATTATAGCTTCTTTAATAAACCCTGGTTTTATGATTTTTGTACTCTTTTCTTAGAGAGTAAGTATTACGGTTATTCTGTAATAGAATTAGGCGATTATATAAACGAATCAATAGACGGAGCCGAGTTGATACAGAGACATAATTGTGTCCCTGAATATTATTATGTCAGAAAAGGTGTTATGATAGACAAAGACAAACACATATATTACAAAGATAACAAATTTATATTTAATGTAATAGATAAGTCATTAGGGCTACTAAATAAATTGGTACCTTTATGGATATATAAGAAAGAAGCAATAAAAGCATGGGCTATTTACGCTGAAAAGTTCGGAACGCCTGTTAGAATAGGTAGGACACCTTCTAACGACGATATACAAAGGAGAGAATTGTTAGACTATTTAAAGAATTTAGGACAAAGTAGTTCAATAGTTTTGAATATGGAGGAACAGATAGAGTTTCTACAAACACAAAACTCTGACAGTTATAATGTTTATGAAAGGTTGATTAAACTTATCAATGAAGAGATAAAAAAGACAATTATAGGTTCAACTATGACCATGGACGATGGTTCGTCTTATTCACAATCTAAGACACACGAAAACACTTTTAGATTAAGAGTAAATAGTGATATAAAAGACTTACAATTTTTCTTAAATATGGAACTTTTACCAAGGCTACAAGAGTTAAGTTTCTTAAAGAATGATGATATACATATAGAGTTTGATTTAGGAGAGAAATTAAGTCTAAAAGAAAGAAGCGCCTTTGATATAGAATTAATTAAAAATGGATATGAATTAGACCATCAGTACCTTATAAATACATATGATACTGAAATATCTAGTAAAAAAGAGAAACCTAACCCTTTTGAATTTAAAAAAGAGAAAAATGATGATAAAAAAGAAGAATAGAAAATGACATGGACAGAATTACAACAGAATTTAGATAGAGCATATGGTTCATTTATAAACGATTATAAAACGACTGGTAGAATATCACAATCACAACTTTCTTTAATTGAGAATATACACGAGGAGTTCTTAACTGAAAGAGTTAAAATGACTGGCTTTTCAAGACAAAGAGTTAAAAAGAATTTAGAGGAATTTACCAGTGCTAAAATGAAACGAATATTTGGTGAATTAAGTTCAATAGATGCAACCCAATCCATAACAGATATTGAAAAGAATATGAGACATATATTCAAAAAGTATAACGATACATATCTAAAAGTTGAGACAGATATGTTAGTTAAGAACATAAGACAAGCACAATCATTAGATGAGTTATTGAATATGACTCCTAATTACTCTATTCAATGGGTTACGGTAGGAGATGAAAAAGTAAGAGACGAACATGCAGAATTAGAAGGACTTACATTACCAGCAAATGATGACTTTTGGCTTACTTATGGTATGCCTGGGACAGCACCAAATTGCCGATGTACATACAAAATAATAAGAGAAGAAAAAAATAATTCAGACCAATACTCACAAGGTATGGAGGATGTTAGACACGAAAAAGAAAAATTAGGACTTAAGAACCCATTACAAGATGGTGTGATTTTTTCAAGGAATCATAACTATTTTAAAGCAGACAATTAACAAATATGTATAAAGTGACATTTGATACAAAAGCATTAAACAAACTGACTACTAAACAAGTCATACCAGAAATGTATGATATAGGTTTAGAGATACAAAACTTTGTCAAAGAGAGATTTCTACAAGGCAATTGGCTAGATACTACACCTGAACCATGGAAACCTGTCGAGGGTAAGACAAGAACTCTGATAGAAAGTGGCAATCTATGGAATAGTATAAGAATAATGGGTATTACTAAATGGTCAGTCGAAACTGGTTCCGATTTACCTTATGCCGATATACATAATGAAGGAGGGACGATAAAAGTAACAGAGAAACAGCGTAAATACTTTTGGCGAAAATATAGCGAAACTAAGAATCTTATGTGGAAGCATTTAGCATTAACAGATAAAATAAACATACCAAAAAGACAATTTATTGGCGAAAGTAGTGAATTAGTCAACAGAATAATGAAATTAACAGATAAAAAAATTAAAGAATAAATATGAGAAAATATATGTATCATTTAATCAAGTGGTTAATGAATAATAATGAATTAGGATTTAAACATTATGCCGATTGGAATAACCAGATTTTCAATAACAGAAAAGACGAAGGTATAAGATATCCAGCAGTCTTTTTTCATATGCCTGATATACCTATTAATTATTTTCAACAAAGAGTGATGAATGGACTGATAGATTTTCAACTTTATGTGGCCACTGAAAAAGCAGCAGTCATTAGAGACGGAGACGAAACAGGAGAAAGAGGTTTAGACCATGATATATTTGTGGAACAGGTTATAAATTCAATAGATGGTAAATGGGACGACGCACTAAAAGAACAAAGACCTGATATTGATAATGTTGATAGATACGCTGTCGGAACTATCGATATAACACATAGCCGAGTATTAGAAAGAATTAAGTCATTAAATTTAACACAATTAGAGGTAAGAGTTAGATATCTAGATATGACGCAATATGATATGAATAGCGAGGACACATTTGTAAATGATATACCAGTCACCATATCAATAGAAAGAGACGAAAAACCAGAATTAGATAAGATAAACTGGGAAAGAGAGTTTCATTATTATTCAGGAGAGTTCAACTATTCTGGATCAACAAACATACAATTGACCAATGACGAGAGAGATTATGTAATAATAGACGAAAATGGAACACTTACTAAACTATCAGGAGATACTAATTATTTAACAGATGATACAGAAGGCAATATAAAGTTTTATACAATAGATGGCAAACTATCACAAATAATACAAACAAGTGGCAAATTGATAGGTGATATAAACAATTTTAATAGTTTTTTAAAAAGAGTTTATATAGACGGGACAAGCGATATAATGGGCGATTTAAGTGGAATGACAATGAACCCGTATTTATTTAGAATAGAAGGAGAGAATACACTAACAGGTAATATAAAACACCTACCTACATTAGCAGAAAATATAATAATAGGTGGTAATAACACATTATATGGCGATATAGAAGACCTAATAGAAGGTTCAAGAGGTATAAACATAAAAGGCAATAATACGATAAGAGGTGATTTAAGAAATACGAAATTGAATGTAGATTTTATTATATGGGGAGAGAATGAGATATTCGGAGATATAAGTGATTTAGAAAATAAGGTTCAAAGATTTGATATAAGAGGTAATAATAGAATAATGAATTATTCAGGAGACTTAGCATTGCGAATTGACATGATAGACTTCATATCTTTACCAGATGTTAATTTCGGTTTAAGTGAAACAGAAGTAGATAATTTATTGATAGATATGTCAGTATTATTTACAGATTTCACACCAGGAACAATAAATATAAGTGGAAATAATGCTCCAAGAACCTCTAATTCAGACACAGCAGTCACTATATTAGAAAGTTTAGGCTATACGGTAATAACTAATTAAATTATTTAGGGAGGAGAGAAATTTTTATATATAGTTAATAAAAAAGAAATAATAAATATGAAATTTATTTTAAGTGACGAATCAATAAACATGAAAGGATTTAGGGTCTTGACACAAGGTATAGACTACACAGAGTTTTTAAATAACCCTGTTATGTTATATAATCATAATAGTGATAATGTTATTGGTAGGTGGTTAGATATAGCCATAGAAGGGGATAAATTAGTAGGTGTAGCAGAATTTGACGAGGACGACACAGAGGCACTTAAAATAAAGAAAAAAATTGAAAAAAATTATATAGGGGGGACATCTATTGGATTTAGAATATTAGAGAAAAAGACGATTGACGGAGTTTTAACCGTCACTAAATGCGAATTGTCAGAGGTGTCTATCACAGCGTTACCTGCCAACAAATCAGCAGTAAAACTTTTCTATAAAGACGAACAAGTAGATACTGAAAATATAGAACTATCATTAAAAGAGATAGATAAAAAAGAATATAACATTATGGAAAACAAAAGTTTATTTGAAAAATTGAACGTTGAAACAGACGAACAATTAAATGTTAAGATAGACGAGATGGTGAAAGAAACAGAAACTTTGAATTCTTTACTAAACGACACAAAAGAAGAGTTAAGTAAAAAGGACACAGAGATAGAAACTTTAAGCCAGACTATCAAAGACAAAGACGAAAAGATAGCATCTTATGAGGCTGAAAAAGAGGTTGATAAGTTAAATGCTTTAATCAACAAAGGAATCGAGGACGGTAAAATAACTGATAAACAAAAAGATATGTTCGAAGGACTTTCTTATGGACAAACAGAAAAAATCTTAAATAACTTAAAGTCAGTTAAAACCGAAAAGTTAAGTGATAAGATTGATACAATAGGTTCAGAAAGAGACAATTGGACTTTATCAGACTGGGATATAAAAGACCCAGAAGGTTTAAAAGAGTTAATGAGTAACGACCCTGAAAAATTTGAGCTTCTTTATAAGAAAGACAAAGGAACGAAAAATATATACTAATAAGTAAGAAATTACTTATTCAAAAAAGAATTAAAACAATATGAGTTTTCAAAATCAAGATGTATTCTCTGAATTATGGACAAAAGATATTCAAGAATACTTAAAAGCAGACAACATTATCATAGCCAAAGCTTTGATAGACGACACTTACGTAAATAACTATAGAGTATATTTACCACAATCAGGAGGTGCTTCAACCGTCGTTAAAAACAGAGACACCACACCAGTAGCAGCTGAAACAAGAATAGATACTACTATCGATTATGTAGTTGATAATTTTACTACTACTCCAAGAAAAATTTTCTTACAAACAGAAGGTTCTTTCCCTACTTATGATAAACGAATGTCAATCGCCAGTGAGGATATGAATGTTTTGAGAGATATCGTTACTAAAGACGTGATTACTAAATGGATTACCAATGGTGACGACAGCACTAACGTAAGAACATCTGGGTCAAGTAGAACGGCTATGGGAGCAAACCAAACAGGTAACAGAAGTAAATTGACTTTTGCTGATGTATTAGAGGCTAAAAGAAAATTAGATGGACAGAATGTCCCTATGGCTGGACGAGTTTTACTATTAGATAGTGACTTAGCAACAGACTTAATTTCTGAAACAGGTTCTCAATTTAACTATTCAGATACTTTGGCTAACAAAATTTCTACAGAAGGTTTCTTAGGAAAAGTAGCTGGTTTTGAGGTTTATATGAGGAGTGAAGTAGGTTACACATCAGGCGATACTGATGACACATTTAGAGAGTATGATGAAGACCATGACGATGCTGATAATAAAGTAGCAATCGCTTATCATCCATCTATGGTTAGACGAGCATTATCTGGTGAAAAAGCATACTATGTAGCTAATCACCCATTATACTACGGAGACGTATTATCGTTTGGTGTTAATGCTGGTGGAACATTATGTAGAAAAGATAAGAAAGGTTTCATTAGAATTATAGAGACTACTCCATAAGAAGTTATCAATAAATAACATTAAAAAGAGAGAATTTAGGTTCTCTCTTTTTACAAAATTAAATATATAAATTATGTTCGGAAAAGTAAATATAGGCA